TCCTTGTCGCCCAGATCCAGGATGCTCATGCCCTGGGTGGCCTTGCCGACCGGCGTCACCCGGTCGAACTCGTAGGTCGTGACCCCGATGTTGCGGAGCCCGACCGAGAGGCCGCGCGAGCGGAGATCGGCGACCGCCATCAGGTCGCGTCGGGAGACCCGTGTCAGCGCCTCCTCGATCTCGCGCGTCTCGTCCTCGCGCAGCGTGTTGTTCTCGACGAGCTGCTGGTACATGGCCCGGCGGTCGACCACGCCATTGCGGATGATGTTGCGCGGGATGCTCCGGATGATCGGCCCGCCAAGGCTCTGAGTGAGCATTTTCGTTGTCTCCCCTTTGGTTAGATCGCGCCGAGCGCGGCGACGTAGATCTCGACGCGACCAACGGAGCCGCCGAGGTCCGAATCGGCAGCCGCTTGCCCGATGACGTAGTCACCCGAGTCCGCGAGCCGCACACCGCCGACGCCGTCCGAGCACACGAAGTCGCCCTCGGCGATCGTGTCCGTCGTGAAGGCGTTGATCTTCGCGCCCTGCTCGGGGAACAGGACCGTGACGGAGTCCGCGTCGGCGATCACCGTGTCGATGCCAGCGCCCTGGTTCTCGTGGTTCTCCTTGGCGAACATCGGGAACGCCTGGCCACCGTCGACAGCGTGGCGGATCACCTCGCCGCCGGTCTCCAGCTGCACCAGCATGCCCGGCGTGATCGTCGCGGTCTCGACGATGCGGCCTTCCTCGCGAGCGTTGCCTCGGAGAAGAATCGTGTTACGCGCCATGGTCAGTTGCTCTCCTTGCGGTCGAGCACCGACTTACCGGCCGGGGCGTCCATGATGCCCTGGACGAAGTCGAAGCTCGCCCCGCTCGATGCGGCCGGCCCGCCGCGTCCACCGAAATCGGCGCGCTTGGCGAACACGGTGCGGTGGAGCTGGCGCAGCATCCGGATATCCATCTGCCGGATCTGGTCGTCGCCGAAGTCCGTCTGGCCGTTGTAGATCAGCTCCTCCTGCAGGTTGAGCCGCTCCTTCATCTCGGCCTCGCGGGCGTTCTTGGTCTCAGCGTCGAGCCGGTCCTTCTCGGTCCGGAGCTCGACGATCCGGCGCTGGAGCTCCGCGATCTCGGGCGTCGGCTCCGGCTGTGGCTCCGAAGAAGCGCCGGCACCGGCGAGAGCCTTGAGCTGGCAATCGCTCAGCTTGCCCAGCGCCTCCTTGTCGAGCGGCCCGGCCTGGGCCAGCTGCGCGATCATCTGCTCACGATTCATGGTGCTCCCCTCCTCGGGAGTGGGTTCGCCCTCGGCGTTCGCCACGGGCTCGAAGGCCGTGACCCGCCGAACCTGGACCGGCTCGCCGAGCGTCACGCTTCCGTCATCGATGTTGAAATCCACCTGGAAAAGCCCAGACTCGCCGCCGTTCCGGCTCTCGACCTCGAAAACCAGCCAGCCTTCCTCGGACGAGACGGAATCGACCCAGAGGTAGCGGTCGTCGGCGCCGAATCGCTCGACGAGCGCGCTACGTAGCACCTGGCGCCTGTCCTCGTCGGTCTGGTTGTCAGCCGGACGGAAGCCGAGCAGCCTGGCCGCCTTTTGCAGCCACGCGCGCCACGCGGAGTCGCGGGCGAGGGCGGCGGGCTCGGTCGCGGGCGGCAGCTCGACGACGGCTCCGTCGGGTTTGCCACACCCGCATCCGGCCTCGGCGTTCTGCAGGAGCCCGCACCCGTCGTCCACGCTGCACGCGCCGATCTGCTCGGCGAACACCGCGTAGTGGTCGGCGCCGGCGGGATGGATAACGCTGTCGTACTCCTGGCCGTTCACGACGCCGGCACCCTGCACGACGTTGACCGGGAAGCCCGTGGAGCCCTCGACCTTGTCGCCGGCCTCGATCTTTTGGAGGACCACGCCGAGATCCTCGACGTCGGCGGCGCGAGCGGGGTCCAGGAACACGTCGGCCTTGAGCGCTCCGTTTTGGGCGCGGGCACGGTAGATGAAGCCGCCGCCGAGCGCGTTCATCACGTCCGGCGTGCGGGCCGAGGTCCGCGGGTGGTCGACCACGACCGGACTGCCGTTCCACTGCTCAGCCCACTCGGGCGTAATGTCCTCGGGCGGCAAGTACGTCCGGCCGAGGTTGTTGTGTAGCACCTTCGAACGGACGAGCACGGCCGACACGACGACGTGCTCGCGGCCCATGTACATCTCGCGACGTACGGGGCCGGTCAGGTTCGTGGCGACCTGGATGTGATCCATGTGCTCCAAACGCAAAGAGCCCCGGCGCCCGTCCCGTGGTGGGATCTGGGCGCCGGGGCTCAAGGCAATCCCGCGCGAGCGGGGTCCTGAACAGTCCGGCTGGTTCCTGCTGTGGCTGCTACGTTACGCGGGTCGCCGCGTGGGTGTCAAGTCCCTTGCAGCCGAGTCGCTCTCTTCCAGGTCGGCGGGCCGCCAACTCCTGACCTCCCGGAAGTCGCGCACCCCCCCCTGATTGAGGTCGAGCTCGACCCGGCCCGTGAAACCGTCGCGCATCTGATCCGCGATCCGCTTCAGCACGCGAAGCGAGGACTCGGGCAGCTCCCTGGCAACCTTCACAGCACGCCCTTGTGCCCCGGGAAGCTCAGCCCCTCGCCGCAGCGGCAGAGGTGCGGATCGGCCTCCCACGGCGGGCCCATGAGCGGCCCCCACGGAGTCTGGAATGGCTCGTTGAGTCCGACGCCATCGGGGTTCATGCCGGGGACTCGAGCGTGCTCTTCGCGCAGCCGGTCGTCGTCGGTCACGATCGGGTGCCGCCTAGCCGTCTCCGGTAAGTGCCCGTCTTTTTGCGCCTGGCGCCAACCCTGCCGAAGTCCGTGGTTCGAGGCACGCAAACTCTCGGTCCTGGCGATGTTCAGCGCCCGCCGGTTCGTGAGCGAGAGCGAGTACTTGCGCTGCATCTCGTCGATCAGCTCCTCGGTCATGGTGCCGTCGCGGAGCGCCTTGCGGATACGTGCCTTGTCGACGGCCGAGAGCCGCCGGGAGCCAGTGAACGTGCCGGCACGTAGCTCCCGCGCGAGGTTCGACGGCGCGGCGGCCCAGTTTGGTGGAAGCCCCACCACCTGCCGGATCGCCACGGCCTGCTGGCGTGTGGTCAGTCCCTCGGACGCGCCGGCGGCGATCACGATGCGGACCGCCTCCCGCACGTCCTCGGTGATCGCTACCACGAGGTCGGCCGCTTGGGCACGCGCGAACATGACGACATTCGGGTCCACGCGGTTGAAGCTGACACTGACACCCAGGACGTCGGAGAGGATGTCCGCACCCGCGGCCCCCGTCGCACCGGCCGTGCGGTGCAGCAGATCCGACAGCGAGTCGCCGCCCGCGAAGATGGCGCTGAGCCGAGACGGACCGATCGCGGCGATGATGGCGTTCAGGTCACCAGACGCTACCGCGCTCCCAAGCTCCACATCGTCGATACCAGCCTGAAGGCGGGCGACGGCGTTGAGATAGGATGCTGCGACCTGTCGGCCGAAGCGGCGCGCGATGCGGCGCGCGACCCAGAAAGAGCGCGAACGCGGGCGGCCGGCGGTGGCGTTGCTGGCTGGGCGAGCGAGGATGGCGGTATTCAAGCGTGCCGCGTCCGCGTTTTGATAATGTCGGCCGACAACTCGACCTCGGCATAGTCGCCGTTGCCGGGATCGGCGTATCGCAGCTGCGAACCGAAGAGTTCGTAGACTCGCTCGTTGTGCCATGGGCGCCATGGCCAAGAGAGTATGCGCTCGCGCCACGGCCGATCGAACACGACCTCGCACGTGACACCCGGACGAGCGGCTGCGAGGAGCGCTTCTGTTAGTTGCGGGTCCGGCTCGAAACTCGCAGAAAGGACGATCTCATTCATCGCTTCACCTGGAGCATCCCGAGCGCCTTGCCACACGCCGTGCACTTCGGCCTACCGGCCGCGAGCGTCACCCACGACCACGGGATGATCCAGAGGCCGAGGGTCAGCAGCGTCAGGACCAGATGCAGCAGGTGTGTCGGTCGCTTCTGGACGTGCAGGGTCCGGCGCCCGCACGCCTTGCACCAGATCATGTCCTGTTGGCTGGCCATCCTATTCGCCTCTGCCGCATAGCGGGCAGGCCGCGCCGTCCTCGTCGAAGCTGTAAAGCGCCGCGAAGTTGGCAGCGTTGCGCGCCTCGGCCTTCGCTTCCTCCTCGACGACGCCCTCACGGATCAGCGCCCCCTTGAGCGCTGTGTACGTCTTCGCCCACGCGTGCGCGTTCCGGCCGAGCGCTGCGAGTTCCTCGGCGTTCAAGCGGTCGACTCGACGATCGCCTCACCCACCGCGGCAAGCACGACCGTCGCCGGGCCTACGAGGCCATCTGCGGCGACACTTCGACGCAATTCCGTGACGACCACATCGGCAAGGAGGCGCGCCCCGCCGACGTCGATCTGCATCTCTACGACCTTTGCTGCCAGGTACGCCGGTTGCAGCCTCACGGCGTCCACGTCCACCACCTCCAACACGATACTAGACGGACCGGGCATGAAACTGCTACCGATGTCGTCCCCCGTGGTGACTTCGATCGGGTCGGCTTGGAACTCGATAGAGATAGGCACGATCTGGTGCCGGTCGATCTCTATGGTGAAGGCGCCCCCAAGTGGGCGAGCCGAGTCCGCGGCCTCCGCTTCTGCAATCCATCGATCACCCAGCGTCGGCGGCACCAGCCCGATCGCCACAAGCGACTTCAGGAAATCGGCCCTGTTCATGCCGCCGCTCCCTGTTCTTCGGGTTCATCTTCCTCCGCATCCGGCTCCGGCTCGTCACCGCCGTCGATCGGCTCTAGGCCCGGCGTGTCGTCCGTCTCACCCATCAGCCGCTTGCGCTCCTTCCAGACCTCCTCGCTCGGACGGAGCGTGACATTGCCCGCGTCGTCGACCTCGACGAGCTCGTAGGGGTCCCCACCGACCGGGGACAGCGCCTTCGCGGTGTCGGCGGTCGACTTGTTGCGTTCGCTGATCTCCTGCTCGGACGGCTCGTAGAGGTTCGGCCAGAGCGCGTCGTAACCCGCGTCGCCAGGCCGGGGGAGCGCCCCCAGCGTGACGAGCCGGTCGATCAGCGCCCGCAGGAGGTTCGGCTCGGCATGCGTCTCCTGACGCTCTCGGACCTCGCCGAGCCACTGGCGCTCGTCCTGGCTGGACGCGAGCTCGCCGCGTTCGGAGCCGTACAGGATGCGCTTCGGGATCCCGGCGCCGGCGGCCATCTTCGTCGCGAGTACTTCTGAGATCCCGGTCGGGTCAGGCGAATCCCCGTCGAGCCAAGACAGCTCACCGCCCTGCATCATGAACGTGCGGCGCAGGTCGTGGTAGAGCAGTTGGAGTTGCTGGTCGACCGCCGCGAAATCGACGCCCGTCGCCTCCGGGTCGGCCTTGAGTTGCAGGATCCGGTCGGCGAGCTGCCAGAACGCTTCGGCCGACGCGGCGTCGACCTTCTCGTCGTTGAAAATCGTGTTGAGCACTCGCCTGAGCACCGGCTGGCCGTGCACATCGTCGTCCAGCACGTCCTCGGCCACATGGATCAGGCGGGTCCAGTGCACGCGCTCGGTGCCGGACGTCTGGGCGCCGGACCGAAACGAGCTGTTACCGCGGCTCGTGTCGATCTGGTAGAACTCGGGCAGCCCGTGACGTTCGTCGCCACGATCCGTGACCCATGTGTCGATCCGGGCGTGACGTTCGGAGTAGCTCGCGAGATACACGACGTCGTCGGGACCCGACAGCCGCGTAAGTGGCCGGTCGAAGTGGAGTCCGTCGCGTGTGCCGATCAGGAGCACCGCGTATTGGCCGATGCGGCTGAGCCGGTCGACGCGCTTGAGGCGGCCCCAGAGGCCCAACCGCTTCGCGAGCTCGTCGAAGGCCCGCGTGAACTTAGTGCCGTCCTCCTGGTCCGGCTCGACGATCTCGGGTGGGCGGCGCCACGTCGTCTTGGCTGGTAGGTCGACGATCCTGGACGCGATCGGATGACGGTCGTAGTACGACCAGTAGTCCTCGTAGGTCGGCTGCTTCTTATAGCCGGCGACCTTGTAGACGTCCCTTTCGCCCGAATATTGCAATCCTGCCCGGCGAGCGAAGTCGAGGCGGTCCAACGTGTACGTGTTCGCGTCTGAGTTGCGCGCGCCCCCGTTCCTGGCCGCCGCCAGCGCGTTGGTCCGGCCGCGCACCTTCCGGCCGCCCACGTCGTACCAGCCTTTGCCGGTCGGCGTGATCAGATCGTCAGCCATCGTGATTAGCCTCATGGCGCCGGGCACCATCCACGCGCCGCCCCAACTCTTGGTCGCCGAGGGCGAAATATGGGAGACCCGTACCGTCATCGCCACGCCAACTGGTGCCACAATCTAAGCAGAAATATCCGATCTGCTTTGCCTCCGACTCCGGCAACTCCGGCCTCGGGTCTCTAGGACAAGCACGGGCTGACGCGCAGAATCGACACGGTTTGCGCAAACATCTGGTCACCGCGATTCCGGCATCATTTACCAGTACATCCCTCTTGGGCGTCCATCCCATGCGGACGTCTTGAGGACCAACGACCCTCCACCCCTCCGGCAATGCCGTCGCCTGGCTCCTCATACCACCTCCTGATCATTACGGATCACTTCGCCGAGCCAACTCACATCGGGCGCGCCCAGCAATTCGCGGGTGCGCCCACTCATGGAACGTACATGCCGCGCGAGCTCTGCGGAATGCAGCCGCCACTTCCGCCAGTGTGAATCGGCCGAAGAGAACGTCTTTCCTCGCGGGTGCTCAACCGACTCGGAAAAATAACTATCTCTGGTCATCGGCACGCCACAACATACGATGCGGTGCGCTCCGACCTCCAGCGCAACGGACACGGCGAGCAGTCCCGAGGACCCTCCGCCGTACCTGTGCGCAACCCCGCGGTCGACGCCCCGCGGCTTCTTGCCCTTCTTCGCCCAGGTCACGTAGTCGCCTGGGTGACCGAGCTTCTCACGCTCCCGTGTCCAGCCGTCGAGCTTGTTCGCGTGGAGGCTGCACCAGTGGTCCAGGCGCCGGGGCCAGACGCAGCCGATGTCGTTGGCGGCCACCACAAGGTCCCACCATTCGGGACCGAGGAGCGTCTCCGATGCCCCGACATCAGCCCAGACGCAGGCGGCGCCGCCGAGGACGATGGCGACGCTCACCGGGGTGTGATCTCCACGACAGCCCCATCGCATACGCCAGCGGCGCGGAACCCTACGGCGGACACGATCTCCAGGTACCGGGTCACCGTGCGCTCGTGTCGGACGATCCACGCCTCGACGCCGCTCAGACCGCCGACCGACACCGATACCGGCCACCACCGGAGCGGGCCGACTCTCGCGTTGTGCTCCGTGCTCAACAACGGGTCGCCGAGGGCCTCGAGCGCGGCGGCTGTGCCCTCGACCAGGAGCACGTTCAGTGTGCCGGGAACGAGGATCTCGCCGGCGACCTCGGAACGGTCCCTGAGCCGCTCGCCCACCATGGCACGTGACGCCCCTCCTCTGCCCGACACCACGACGCCGCGAATCACCTCGACGTGCATCGCCATACCTCCCGGTGGGGACGATGGAGCGCGGGGCCGATGTGCTCGACCTCGAAGTACGTCTCCGCTGCGCTAAGGATCGCATTCCGCGTGTAGCGGCCGTGCGGCTTCGCTCGGTCCCGGGCGATCGCATCTTTCGTATCGACGGGCCCCTCCCAGAGCAGCGTGCTCGATGTGCATCGCCGGAGCCACGCCCACACCGTGTGGTGGTCGCCCGTCGCTCCGTACAGGTGGTGGTAGATCGAGAACGCGAACACGAGATCGAAACTCCCGAGATCCGGCCATTCCTTTCCGAGGTCCACGTTCATGAACTCGCAGCGTGGCCAGCCCTGGGCGTGGTTTCTGGCGGGGAGGTCCACGAACCCAACCCCGCGCACCTTCCGCCCCCGGTCGAGCCCGAGCACGCGAGACGCGCCCCGATCGCTCGCAAGCTTGCAGAACTGGCCGTGATCGCAGCCAACGTCGAGGACGGTCGAGTCGGTCAGGTCGTCCGGGATCGGGATGGCACGGAGCTTCGCCGCCATGCGGGCCGGGGTCTGATAGTCGCCGCTCACCGTATCCTCAGCGTTACGTGTCCGTCCACATGGTCCCGAAGCCGCTCGGCCGCGATGACACCGACATACTTGGGCGAGTACTTCGCCCCCTCGAATCGGATGACGTGGCCGTGGCGGCCGTCCACGCTCACCGGGTAGAGGCGGGTCCGGCGGGGGTGGAACTTCCCACGCCCGGCCTTGTGGAGCACGTCCCCTTCCAGGTGCGGGGCCTCGAAGTCGAACGGCGTATCCAGTCGCAGGTTCAGCGTGCCTGGGAAGGGGGCGTAGCCGACGACGGCCTCAAGCTCCCGGATGCGCCGCCCCCCAAAGGCCGCAAACGCCCTGGACGCACCTCCAGCTCCGCGGACGACCCGACCCGCGTACTGCGTCTCAGTCCGGGACATGGTACGTCTCCCGCCAGAGATCGGACGACGCGTCGAGCGCGCCCGTAATGACCGTCATGTCCTCCGGCCCAAGGCCCTGATGGCATCCGACGAGCAACCCGCTACGCATCGCATGGTCGGCCCACGGGAAGCGGCCCGATCCCGCTGCCCGGAACGCTGGCTGACGCAGGACGTTGCCGGTCATGATCGGGCGCGTCTGGATGCCGGCCGCTTCCAGGTGTATCGCGAGCCGCTTGCGCTCGTGTGGCGCGTCCGATTCCGGGCAGTCCACACGCAGCGGGTACGCGAGCCAGTTGGGGCACGCCCCCGGATGCACGGCCGGGCCACGCAGCCAGCCGGTCCCGCGTACGTAGCTATCGAGCCGGGCGACGTTGGCGCGCCGCCGTGCAAGGAACCCGTCGAGCCGGTCCAGTTGGCGCAGGCCGAACGCGGCTTGCAGCTCTAGCGCCTGGAGATTGTAGCCGACCTCGAAGAAAACGAACTTCGCGTCGTAGGGAACGTCGTCGAGCACCATCCGGTAGCGGCTCTCGACCGAGGCGTCCGAGTAGCCTTCGAGCACCGACGCGCGACCCCAGTGCGCGAACATCCTGGCACGATCGGCGTGGGCCTCAGAGCGGAAGCAGACCATCCCGCCGCCGCCTGCGCACGTGATGACGTGCGTCGCGTAGAAGCTCGTGGTGGAGACGTCCGAGTAGGCGCCGGTCGGCCGGTCGTCGTACCGGGCGTTGAGGGTGTCGCAAGAGTCCTCGATCAGCGCGAGCCCGCGCCGGTCGGCGACAGCCCTGAGCGCTGGCATGTCTGGCACGTTGCCGAGCAGCAGCGGGACCATGATCGCGCTCGTCCGCTCGGTCACCGCCGCCTCGACCGCCCGTACGCTGACCTGGTAACTGTAGGGCTCGACATCGACAAAGACGGGGCGGAACCCGAGTTGCAGGATCGGGGCGACGGTGGTGGAGAACGTGAGGGCCGGCGTGATGACCTCGGAGCCGTGCGGCAGGCCGAGACTCGCGAGTGCCAGCAGGTTGGCAGACGAGCCGGAGTTCGTCATCACGCCATGCGGCTTGTCGAAGAGCGCCGCGATCCGTCCCTCGAACTCAGCGACCAGCGGGCCGGCTCCGATCTGGCGCGGGTTTTCGAGCACGCCCCGGACGGCGTCGATCTCCTCATGTCCGTAGCAGGGCGACGCGTAGAGCACCCTCACAGCCGGAACCGCTCCTCGGCGAGTCTGCGATTGTGCTCGGCGTCATCGCGCGAGTACGTAAAGCTGCCGGCGTCGTCCCATACGTAGCGGAAGCCCTCGACGAACCAAGGCGCGAGCGGCGTCGGCCGAAACAACACCGGGATCGTGCCGACGAGACAGCAGTCGACGAAGCGATACGTCCACAGGTGCGTCCACGGTCCCGGCCAATTCAGGTGATGCGGGCAGAGTCCGAACTCGGCGGTCGCGAGCGCTTCGTAATACTGCCCGTCCCAGCGGTTCTTGGCGTCGGTTCGCCCCCGGCCGCTCTCAACAATGACCGCGTCGGGATCGTGCCAGAACGGCTCAAGCAGCGGACGCCGACCGTTGCCCCGGTTGACGCTGCCGACGAAGAACAGGTGAATGGTGCGGGGCGTGTCGAAGAGCTTAGTAGCCTCGTCGAAGAAACTGTCGGGGTAAACGAGCCCAACGACCCGATCGCCGGCCTTCGCTCGGCCGTGCCAGTGATCGTCGCGGGTGCACTCCGTATCCGCCCAGACGCCTCGCTCGACGAGCGCCTGACGGAGCAGCGCCTCCTGGCGGTACGTCACCCGCTGCCTCACAGCGAGCGGCCCGCGTCGAGTAGCGCCGTCACATCGATCCCGCTCGGCAACGTCGGCTCGGCCGATGCGAGGTCCGGACAGGGCACCGCGGCCCAGCCGACCGAGGCCGCGTAGTCGTGGAACTTGGTGTCGTCGCCGGAGAGCTTGTCCGACCAGCGCACCCACGCCGCGGGGATCCCGAACGCGTGCGCGACGATGACGCCGTGGAGCGAGCTGGACACGACGGCCCGGCATTGCCTGATCTCCCGCACCACTTCGAGCGGGTCAGCCCTGAGCACGTCGATGCGATGCTCGTTCGGGTGCAGGCCTGCGACTATCGCGCGGTCGACATAGTGCGGGACCAAGCCGAGATCGTGGACCTTCGGTACGGGCCCGTTGACGAGCTCCGGTAAGAGCAGGGCAGGGTCCCCGTAGACCTCGGGACACGAGCCCCCAGCCTTGAGCACCGCCCTGCGGGTGAGTGGGCCACGCACCGCGAGATAGCGCGCGCGCGGGTCCGGTCGGTCCGTCGCTCGCATCGCACCCGAGCCCCACACGGTCTGACCGGCACGTGCGAACCGGATGATCGAGCCGGTTGCGAGCACTTTCGCCGCTATCTGCGGTGTCCAGCGCGGCGCGTACCCGAGCCGCTCCAGGAGCACCGGGGTCAGCACGTCGCCCAGGTTGCCAGGCTTCGGCGTGCGCGGCCACCAGACGCGGAGGGACTTCACGCAGCCTTCCAGAAGTCGTGCGCCCACCCCGCGCGCGGGTCACTGAAGCGCGGGCGCCCATGGCCCGCAACCAACCTGGCACCGTCGGGCGGGCCCCTCCGGGCATCGGCCTTGAAGCTCACGATCTGGCCAGGATACAGATCCTGCAGGTACTCGTGCTCGACGTGGCGACGGATGAACGGGCCATCGCCCCCGGTCCCCACTGGCCGCTTCACGTAGGCGTGGTAGATGGCCTCCGTGTGCTCGCACGGGGTCCACGCCATCACGCCCGACTCTCCCTGCCTCCTCCCACGCAGCAGGCGGTAGAAGTCGGCAAGCATCGCCATCCGGCCACAGTAGGACGCGATACCCGACAGATCGCCAAGCACCAACGTGTCCAGGTCGAGGTATAGCACCGGCCCGTCGAACAGGCCCGGTCTGAACAGCTCGATTTTCGGCCACCACCGAGGCCAATCATGGCGAAGCGGCACGTAGCCCGGCACGCTCGGGTCGTCGGACAAGCACGCGAACGTCCACGGTTCCGGCATGTGCCGGTCGAGCTGACGGTAGAGCGTGTGCACCCACCGAGCGTCGTAATCGCCGCCCGAGCGCAAGACGGTCGCAACGGTCACGCGCTGCCCGCCCGGAACGCGAACCGCTTGCCGTACTGCACAATCAGGGGCGCGAGCGCGTAGCGGACCGCATCCCAGATGTGGTTGAAGCGGTCCTCGATCTTCGGCAGGATGTCGCCCGTCCGCTTGTCGACCTTGTAGCTGTAGAGCCGCGCTTCGTCGGTCGTGTGTTTGCAGCGTACGTGGATGATGATCTTGTCGTAGGCCCTCAGATGCGCGATGCCGTCTTCGACCGAGCCTTGCCACTTCTTCACGCCCTCGATGCGGGGCACACCGTGGCGCTTCAGGTAGTCGTTGGTCCCTGGCTCCGCGGCCTCGGCCCGGACGACGTAGGCAGCGAAGCCGGGCACGTCCTCAGCCCACCGTGCGGCCGTGGCGTCGATACCAAGCTTGACGTGGTGGGACTCGTGCTCGATGTACAGGCAGTTGGCGCCCCACCGGTCATGTGGCCCGACCCAGCACCTCACCAGCGTGCGCGGATCCATCGCGAACCCGTGGTCGGCGCCGTGATACGGTCCGTCCCACGTCGGCCCCCCGAAACGGTCGAGCGGGACATCAAACTCCTCGACGACGCACTTGCCGCCGAGCACCTTCGCGTCGCTCTTGACGTTGTAGCCGCCCAGGTAGATATGCGCGTACGCGTCGTCGTCGAGCGAGCGCATGCGCTCAGCTTCGTTGAGCGTCCTTTCCGGACAGAACGGGTTGTCGAGGTAGTTGACGTGCACGACCGTCGCGTTCGCAGGCTGGTCGGCTACGAGGAACTTGTCGACGGGATCGTCGGGCTCGTTCGGATTCCAGCTGAACCAGACCTCGGATCCGTCGAGCCTGATCGTCGGGAGCAACAATTCCAGGCTGCGCTTGGATAACGATTGCGCCTCCTCGACCCAGGCACGGCTGAAACCCTCCAGCGACTTGATCGAGTCGGCTGTGTGGTCCTGCATCCCCTCGAAGATCATCACGCCAGTGCCACCACGGCGCCTGATCTCGGTCGTGAGGATCTCGAAGTGGTCCTCGTGGTCGGGGACCATGCTCCGGATCTTCGACTCAATGAGGCTCTTCGCGCTGAACTTGAGCGAGCGCTGGACCTCGCGGATGCACACGAACCGCAGGCTCGGATCGCAGAGCATCGCCTCGACAGCCATCTCGGCGAAAAAATGGCTCTTGCCCGATCCCCGCCCGCCCTTCGCGCCCTTGTAGTCGGCCGGCTCAAGCAGCGGGAGCGCCCACTCGGCGGTCGGGATGTCAAGGGCGACCGTGGCCATTCGCGCCGTTGGCATGGGCGGCCACCCGGTTCTTCGCTGCCGGCACCACCTGGCGCTTGACGGTCACTTCGATCGGCCCGCCGTCCTTGCCGGTGAGCTCGTGGCTGATCCTGTCGCCGAAGAACTTCGGGGCGACGCGGGCGAGCCACCACTTCCGGGTGTCGATCCGGAGCTTGGACCGCGCGATCACGTCGTGGTCGGTGCGCTCGTTGCCCTCGCTGTCGACGTAGGTGTCGTTAGTTCCGTCGTCGGCGATCACGAGCATTTCGTCGAACATCAGCTGCGCTTGGAGGAGCCGAGCTTGCGCGTATTTCGCAAAAAAGCCCTCGCGATCTTCGAGCGCCCAATGGCGTACGGTCGACTCCTGCGGCATCCGATCGGCGGCGCAGATCCGGTTCAGGCTCTCACCCTCGGCGAGTCTCGCGCATATCTCGTCCGCGATCTTGGCCGTGTACTTCGTGGGCCGCCCGCGCTTCTTCGCCACCCTACACGTACACCGTCAGCACCGAGCAGTCCTTGCACCACGCGCCGTGCTCACCTGGTTCGAGCTCGGTCCAATGAGTACGGGTGCGACCGGTGACCTGCATGTCTGCTGCGACTCCTCCGATCGGGCGCCCGCAGTCGCGGCACTCGATCGGCTTGGGCTGATACAAAGAGTGGCCCAGGGCCGGGGTTGCTCCCGACTCTGAGCCACGTGGGCTACTGACTTCGCTGTGCGCCAAAGCTACGCCCTCGTGGGTGGTGGGGTCAACGCTCATGCGGTTGGCCACGATCTCTCCTCATCGGGCAGGGCCTCGCGTACGCTCAGCGTCGTGTAGTCCCATTCGATCGGGATGCAGCCGCTCTCGCCGTGGCGGTTCAGGTCGACGATCAGCCAGCTTTTCGCCCGGCCGTCGCTCTTTTCGTAGCGCGAATGGTCCAGCAGGATCACCTGGTCGGCGGTCGCTTCGACGATCATGCCGCCATGTAGGCCCTGCGCTCTCGGGGGCTGCGTGTAGTCCTTCGACGTCTGCCGGTTGAACTGGCTCAGCGCGATCACCGTCGCCGGCTTGGCCTTCGCGAACTGCGCGAGATGCGTCGTGACGGACGATACCTGGCGGTTGATCTCTTCCTCGTCTCCGAGTCCGACGAGCTGCAGGTAATCGACGACGAACCAGCTGATCCCCGAGTACCACATGGCTTCCATCTCGGCCATCACGGTGCCCAGGTCCCACAGCGGCGTGTCCGTGACCTCGAAGCGGTAGCCGTTCGACGTGGGCCTGATCCTGTTCCAGACCTCGTCGAAGTGGTCCTTCGTGAAGCCGCCCTTTTCGAGCATCCGCACTGGCGTCTTCGTCTTCATCGCGTAGAACCGGGCCGCGAGCTGCTCCGGGCTCATCTCCAGGCTGACGAACCCGACCGGCTGGTCCCGTGACATCGCTGCCGCGGCGAGATTCAGAGCCAGGATGCTCTTGCCGAACTTTGGGTTGCCGCCGATCACGACGAACCAGCCACGCGCCAGGCCGACCCCACCTCCGTCGTCTCGGCACACCCGGTTCCAGCCAGCCAACGGCGTAGGTGACGCGTCAATCGGCGCGAGTTGGCGACGCTCGAACCGGAGGCGGAAAGCGCTGCCGAGAATATCTACCGTAGTGCTCATCAGGCGCGGATCGTGGGGCGCGCCAAGGCGCCACTTGGATGCTGGCCGTTGCCTTTCGGGGGCTCGACGTATTGCAGCCACGCCTCCGTCTTCTTCCCCCAGAACGTTGCAGCCTGGAGCACGAACTCCGTGCCCACTCGCTGCTTCCGCCTGCACTCGATGTCGTAGTGGGTTGCCGCTGTGACGAGCTGCTCGGGATCCGCGCCCTCTGCGACTCTCGCCCGGAACGCGCTGTAGGCGCCCACTTTCGGGTTGGAGCCGTCACGGGATGGGTATGCCGACCACGCTCGTTCGAACGGTTCTGGGTACTCGTACTGGCCCTTCACCATCTTGGGCTTCGCAGGAAAATCCAACTCGGTGCGCTTGTGCACCGAGGTAGTTGTCTTTGTCTCTGTCTTTGTCTCTGTAGGCGTAACAGCCGTAACGTTACGGTCGTTACGCGTAACAGGTTTTGCGGGTTCTTCTGTAAGTGCTTGCAGGCGTTCACGGTATCTACGCATACGCTCTGCCGCCGTAGGGTCCACTTGGCGGTCCGACCAACCCGTGATGACCCACTCGCCTTCATCGACCACGAGAGCACCGTCATCGATGGCCGCCCGTTCCATCGTTTCGAAGGCGTTACGCGTAACACCCGTAACGCGCGCGGCGATGTGGGCCGCCAACCTCTTGGCCGCCCCCGCGGTGCCATGCGCCTTCACGTGGCATAGGAGCTCGACCCACGCGAGCCGCGCTTCTGGATCGAGAGCGGCGACCCACTCCGACTGTGACCATGTCGTATCCAGGCGGATCCAGCGGGATGCGCTCACTTCGCCCCCGCCGGCTGACGTGGCTCGACCTTCGCAGCCGCCACGCTCGCCAGGTACGCCCGCATGCAGCGCGCGCAGGGGCAATGTCGATGAGGCCGGAACACTCCGTCCTCGATAGCCTCCCGCGCGCCATCGGTGATTTCGGGATCCGCTAGAATGTCGGTGATCACATCACTCAGGTGGCGTAGCATTCTCTCGGTTGCCGGCTCGTGGTGGACGTGGACGATCGCAGTGGGCTCACGCTCGTGGGGGTGGGGCGCGGGGGAGGCGGGACCGGACGTATTCGCCGAAAACCCCTTGGACCGTATCGCCGAGCCGCCACCCGTGTTCGAGGGCCATGTGATGGGGTCGGTACTCGGTTTTGCGCATCACCTCCCCGCAGATCGGGCAGCGCAGGTGCAGGCGCTCGTACTCGGGGTCTGCCGTCCTGGGCCTGGCGTGCCGGGGGTTCGTCCGTACGGCCAGCCGAGGCTCTGGTGGCTGCTTGGTGCGCGCGAGCCACTCGGCGCGGTTGGAGCGGGAGGCCCGGCTCACGGCTCGCTCCCTCCCGTCCCCTCGGGTGCGGCGCGGGGCTCGGTGTCGCTGTCGTGGACGGGCCAGGGCTCGAACTCCGGACACCCACAGCACTCGTCCCATGTGACTTCGTGGTGGGAAACTTCGACGAGCGCATTGCAGCCGTCCGTTTCGTGTTCCACTCGTGAGTGTGCACACGCGTAGCAGGTGTCGTCGCTCATTCCGACTCCCCCGTCTCTGTCGTGGCGCCCCTGGAGCGGAGCCAGCGGGTAACGTTGGACCACCCTTCCGTTCCGTTCCCTCGAACGCGATTGATCTCTGCTGCGATTAGGTCCGCTGCCTCAGCAAGCGTGTAGCGGGGCTCGCCGCCAGCCGAGGGTACCTCCCGCTCCGTGACGCCCATCTTCTGGTCCCGTCCGGTGGCAGGCTCGGCTGACGGCGGGTGAGCGTAGAGGGCGCGTACCTCGACCTCGCCTCGGCAATCGGGAAACCCGCGGATATCTTCGGCCATCGCGCGGGCAGCGATCTCCTTGTGGTCTGCAAACTGGAAGCGGCTGTTCTCCCACACCCCCCACGCTACCGGCTCGGCTGTGGGAAGCCGTGGGTGCCAGTGTTCGTCACGCCAGCGGATCGCAGCCTCGCGCCACTCCTCGGTGGCCAGGTCCCAATTCCCACCGTAGGCGTTCGCGATGATCCCCCACGCGATTTCCAGCGCCTCTACCGGCTCGGCTGCGGGCTCGGGGGAGCGGGCGATGGCCGATAGCTCGCGGAGGTCGGCGCCCGTACGGGCCTGGCTCCCAGTGCCCCAGCACCTGTCGCACACGTCTTCCGTAATCGACGAGCCACCGTAGGCGCCTCGTCGCCACGTCGCTGTCGAGCCGTACGCCTTCCGGCCCGTGCCCATGCAGTCGCCGCACACCTCATCCGGTGTCAGCCCTCGCCACTCCAGGGCACGCTTCCAGTCGGCCTCAGTGAATCGCGCGGGCTCGGGGGAGCGGAGCGCGGCGAGTCGGGCGACCTCCTTCCGAAGCGCGTGCATCGCCGCGAACGTCTCCCGTGCCGTAGGTTCATCGTTCATCAGCCATGCATCGGCAATGTCCAGCGCTCGGGCTGTTCGCTCCCCCACGTCGGCCCCTCGCACGTCCTCGGGGGAGCCGTATCCGCACGACGGGCAGGAGTATCCTCCGGCGCTCGCATCCTCATGGCAGGCGTCGAACGTGAACGCGCACCCAGGACAGACCACGCACGGCACCCCCGTCTCGACAGCCCATCCGTGTCTCTCGCGCGGCGCGTCTCCTCGGTCGGGGCGCTCGAGCTTCCTGAAGCCACGAGCGTTGGGACACGTATCGCTCAGGCATCTCGCAAGGCAGGGGTCGCCCACGAAGTGCCCACACAAGCAGAGCTCGCAGACGTTACCGGCTGTCATCGCGAACCTCCTTCCGCTTCGGGGGTGGCGAGGGCGCACAAGGCTAGTGCGTCAGCGATTCGCCGTAGCATGTATCCAGCGGTAACCGATGATGTGGTCTCCACCTCCACCACCATCGGGTTCGCCGGACTATTGAACCACTCGGCCATCGCCCGCAGCTTCTCCGGGGTGGGCGCTTCGGCGGGCGCGGCGACTTGCGTGGTGGCGAGGCGGTAGATTGTACCAAGCTCCTCCTCGGTCATCTCGGCAAGCGTCGGTGTGACGGGACCATCCGCTGCGAGGCAACGGTCTTCCACACTCCTGATGATCCGCGCGATGGCAGCTAGCGCCTTCTTCTCGGGCTCCGCTGCCGTGGGGGCGCCGACGCGGACCTCTGCCCAGTGGCCTCCGAACTTGGGGATGCCCCGAAGCACGAGACTGGCGCGGATCGACGTCGGGTGAGGGTCGGCCTCGCCCTCCTCGAACGTCCACAGGCCCTCGCTGTACGGCGCGACCCAGCCTTCCAGCGTCTCTGTCCCGTCGCCGGTGTAGGCAGGCCCCACTTCGCTCGCTGCCGTGGGGGCGGGGGAGTAAGAGTTGACCGCTGCGGCGAGCCATTCGGCGCGCTCACGGTCGTACGTGCAGTGGATAAGGCGGCTCTCACCGTCTCGCACGATGTAGCTGATGATGCCCTCGTGGATCTCCTCCACCATCACCGGCAAGGCGATCGGGCACTCACCCGTCTTGGCGGGCTCGGGAGCGGGGAGCAGGGCGAGGATCGCGTCGGCATGTTTACCGAGGTCGATGCCGCCGGGAAGCGCCTCGTAATCGTGGACATGCACGTTCATGCACACGTCGGCGAGGATGTCCAATAGCCGCTCCCGCAGATCCTCGCTCACGACCCCAGCACCCCCGACCCGACCGCGATCAGCCCTAGGACCGCAAGCAGGCCAAACACGAGCACCGCGAGCGTCTGCAACGCGAGCTCTACGAAGCGGCGCCACTCTGCCTCCATGTCGTCTCCGTTGGTGGTGCGCGGCTCCTCCCCCACGTCGTCGGGCAGGTAGGATGCGAGCCGGATCTGCGTGGCGTGGGCAGATGCCAGCGTCCTTTTGTCCGGGTGGGTGACGCGGCCGTTTGAGTGGACGTCGGTCATGGGGTGCCTCCTGTGGGTGCGAGTCGTGTCGTCTTGCGCTTCCGCTTCGGCCACCGCGGCGGGAGCTGCCCTCCGAGCACCAGCCCCCGGCGCGCGTCGTCCAGGATGCGGGCGGACTCACGGCAGGCTTCGGCGGTGCGGGTGGCTTCGGTGGCCGCGCTCATGGGTGGGGCCCCAAGGCGAGGCGGGAGCCGATCCACTCTGCGACGGACACCGTGACCGCGTTGCCGAGCATCCGGTAGCGCGGGGAATCAGCGAGCCCGGATCCGTCGTCCGCGTAGCGGGTCCAGTCGTCGGGGAAACCCTGGAGTCGCTCGCATTCGCGGGGGGTGAGTCGGCGGGGGATGGCTCCGAACACGTTGCGCACGCCCGGGTTGTTGCCAGCCGTCGCCCCACCGCTCCGGTACATTTCGGCCGTGATGGCCTGAGCCAGCGCAGGCGGATGCGCTCCCGCCGAGAGCGGGTGGCACGGATCGCCGGGCTTTGGGTTCGAGCGGTTCGCCTTGCTCGTTACCTGCGTGGTGTCGAACGCGATGTGTGACGGCATCCCGCCGGGGTCGGCCCTTGGCGGCCCCGCCCCCTCACTCCACCAGCCCTTGCCCGTCTCGCTCACCACGAGCGGCACCCCCCTGCCCGTCCCGTCCTCGCTCGCGTCGTGGCCTTCGGCGCGGAGGGTGGGGGCGACAGCGTCCCCGCAGAATCCGGTGGTTTGGTTGGCGCCCACCGATAACGTGTCTACGAGCACCAACGGATCCTGCCCACGCGACTCACCCGCCCGAGCTACTCCGCGGCCCGACGCCGCAAGGCTTGGTGCAGTGATTCGGGCAGGTCCTTCCCGCGCTTCTCGGCTCGGCGCAGGATGCCCCGACATGCCTTCGGCGATAGCCAGTACTTCTGCGGGACATCCGGCTCGAGGATCTCGGCAAGCGAGCAGGAAGACCCGGCGCCGTCGCTGGGCGACTCCGAAGTGTCGAGAGTCAAGAACCCGCCAGGCCCCCACATACCCGAGGTCCGCCAGCCCTCGCAGGATGACGCCAAAGTCGGCTCCTCCGTTGCTGGATAGAAGGCCAGGGACGTTCTCGACAAGGACCCAGGTGGGAGCGAGCTCAGCGACGATGCGACGGAACTCGAACCAGAGTCCCGAACGTGCGCCATCAAGTCCCGCACGGCGGCCCGCAACGCTGAGATCCTGGCAGGGGAAGCCGCCGCAGATGAGGTCAGCCCCGGAAAGTTCATTTGCTCCGACATCGCGCACGTCCTCGTAGAGATCCACGCCGGGCCACTTCCGCCGGAGCACCGATCGGCACGCCCCATCCTTCTCCACCTGCCACAACACCCGATGCCCGGCCCGCTCCAACCCGAGATCGAGGCCCCCGATCCCGCTGAATAGCGAACCCACTGTGAGGCTCATCGGCCGTCCCCGTGGGTGAGGGCCACAAATACTGCCACTTCTCGGCGTCCGGATGAGCCATCGGGGGAGGGGCGGGCTCGAACGCGCGGCCTGGAGCGGCCTTCACGGGCGGTCCAGTCCTTCCGAGAGAAAGAACGCGGCCCGCTTAGATGCTGGCTTTCCCCGGTACCAGGGCCACATCGGCGGCCAAAGGTCAGCCGTTCAGCGCTCTCCGGGCGAGCGTGAGGATGGGCGCCTCGCGCATGTGGCCATAGCTGTCCTCGGTCGTCCGGACGGAGGAGTGGCCGAGGAACATCCGGAGCTGCTCCAGGCTCATGCCCGCTTCTAGGCACATCCGCGCGTAGGTGTGGCGCCCCGTGTGGTAGCCGGCGCCGGGGGCGTTGAGCCCGGCGTCGTCGAGCAGCTCGCGCATCCATCGCCACTGAACCCGGCGCCCGATCGGCGCGCCGTTCCGGTGCACCACGTAGCCGTCGGTCCCTGAGGTACCCGAGTGCGTCCAGCCCGGCAGGATCAGCGCGGTCCGGGCCTTCTTGCCCTTGAGCGGCTTCGGTGTGGTCCGACCCTGGGGGATCTGACGCTGGACGCGCACCGTGTCGCCCGTGATGTCGGTCCAGCGAAGCCCGAACACCTCTCCGACCCGGAGGCCCATGTAGAGCGTGCAGTCGAGCGCGACCAGGAGCTGCGGGTCTACCTTCGGCGCGTGCGCCCGGAGCGTCGCCACCTGCCCGTCCGTCCAGTAGCGCACGTCGGGCTTGGCCGGACGCGGTGTCCGAACGTCGGGGAACGGTAGCTCGAGCCAGCGCCAGAAGCTCTTGAGGCTCACGGCATATTGGCGCACCGTGCTTACCCGGTAGCCCTCGTCGAGCAACGCGTTGGCGAGGGCCTGCAGCTCGACGTTCGCGACCGGGTACGTCGCCGGGAAGTGGTCGAGCAGATGCGCGAGCGCGGTCGAGTCCCCCGCGAACGTGCGGGGCTCGACGAGCCGGGCGCGGTGCACCTTGTAGGCCTCGACCATGGGCCCGAGCCTCCGGACGGGCACGGAGCCGGTGAACCGCTCGACGTAGGCCTGCGCCCACCGTCTCGCAACGTCCGGGTCCTCGGTCGGCCGTCCGCCCTCCGGCCAGGCCGGATGCGACGGGTCCTTCAACGTCGGCCGGCCGTGCCCGATCCAGCGGAGATCCGCCGCGTAGTAGCGCCCGCGTCGCCATACCCTAGCGCCGTCCTTCCACGGGGTGTGCGGCTTCTGGACGCGTCGGGGACCACGGGGCACGCTTCCTCCGGGGGCGGATGAGCGCGGCAAGATGTTCCTCGCAGCCCTGAACGGGCAACCGCCAGTGCCGGTCCTTGTGGGCACCGGGGATCTCACTAGCCGCCCTCGCCCACCACTTCGGGCTCCGCGAGTAGCGCCGACTCGCCTCGGCCGTCGTGATGTAGACCGGGCCGGCGTCGGTGAGCGCCGTCGCCAGCTCGTCGAGCGTCATGTCCCCGCTCCCCACGATCAGCGACACCCTCGTCTCCCCCGGCAGCCCGGCGATCGTCCGAGCGATGCTCATCGGCGCGGCTCCCGGTACTCACCGTCATGGCGGCGGAACCAGCGGCCTGCCCACACGAGGAATACGACGAGCGCGAGAGCGTAGCAGGCAGCGAAGAGGAGCCAGCCGGTCATAGAGTGTGCTCCAGGTCGAGGACGTGCTGCGCGTCGTCGACCTCGGGGTTGCGGGCGGCACGTTGCTCGTGCCCCACCTTCACGTGACACGCCATGCAGAGCAGCCGGAGATTCGCCGGGTCGTCGGTGCCGCCATCGGCGACCGGCACGATGTGGTCGACGTCCCAGGGGTCGAAGCGGATGCCCCTCATGCCCTCGAGGATCTCGGGGTCCGCCGTGCCGCAGAGCCCGCAGGTACCCTTGTCGCGTCGGATCACATAGTCGCGCACGGCGCCCCATGACCAGACGAGATTGTAGGCATCGATGCACTCCTGCGAGCACCACACGCGCCGCGGCGGGTGACACTCGTTGTCGCACCAGCGGCAGATGCGGCGACCGCCTGGACCAAGCCCCCGGTATCGCGGTAGCACCAGCCCGCACCTCTGGCCCCACGTCGCCCACTCAGGGATCGCGATCGGCACCGTCATCGCCGCCCCCACCGGAACAGAGCCGCGTTCAGGGCGAGCATCCCGACGAGCCAGAGAGCGAGGGCGGGCCAGTTCAGGGTGGTCACGGAGCCTCCTCCGACAGCTCGTACACGATGACGACCACTCGCTCGGGCTCGCCCCAATCCTTCGACAGCATCTCGTCGACGATGAGCGCGTCGTCGGTCCACACCACTCCGGTCATCGCGTCTTCGGTTCCGCGGGCGAGCTTGAGCAGGTCGGGTCGGGTCGCCGGATACGGGTTGCGCTTGCCCTCGGCGGACAGCCCACCGCCTTTGAGTCGATGCGACTTCGGGCGCGCGCGGTAGAACCGGAACGTCACCGACAGCGGACCGTCGAAGAGGGGCCGCCCGCTCATCGCCTCGCCCGCCGCCTGCGCGACCCAGGTCTTCCAGCCCTTCGCCTTCGGGTTGGCGTCGACCACGCTCGCGTGTTTACCGCGCACGAATGCCTTCTTCGAGCCGGCGGGCTGAGGAGAGCCGTACACGGTGAACCTGAGCGAGGGGTTCACCTCAGAAATCCCGCTTCGGCATGACGAGGTAGTAGCGGTCGGCCTGGTCGCCGTCCCACAGCGTCGCCCGTTCGGGTGCCTGCGCCCGGAAACGCACGGTCTCGCCGGTTAGCTTTGAGAGCACCGTCGCGACGTACCGCGTGTTGAATCGGATACCAAAGTCGCCCTCGGCCTCACCGGCAACCGGGTCGTCCGAGCCGCCCTTGTCGTTCTCGGTGCTCTGCACCCGGAGCACGCCATCCGTCCACGTCAGCCGCATGTCGGCGTTCAGGTCCGTCCCCACGTAGAGGGAGGCGCGACCGACGGCGGCGGCGAGCTCGGCGCGGTCGATCTGTGCGACGAACGCGAACGGCTCGTGTGGGACGATCTGCAACCAATTCGGATACGTCCCGTCCGTCAGCCGGGTGCTGAACGAGGCATCGTCGTCGTG